GCATATGAGAAAGTCAATATGCTTTGCAAGTGGCGCAGAAACCGCTTTGTCGGGGACGGGAGCAGCAAGACGTTTCAACTGGATGTCACCGGCATTGACAAGGAGCAGACCATCACCGCGAAATACCATATCACCGGCGATACGCTCGAGGTGGCGAGCTTTGATGCGAAAAAGGGCACGGTGACACTAAAGACCGCGCCCAAGGCGCCGGAGAACGCGGGCACGTCCAACATTGAGATCCGATTTGCAAAAACGACTGAGGACCGGAAGAAGATACTCGGCTGCACCATCTTTGCCATTTACGGCATGGACGGCTCGGGCGACCGCGTATTCTTTTCCGGTAACGGCAAATATGCAAACACGGAGTGGTTCTCGGGACTGACAGACCCGACATATTTCCCCGACATTAACTATTCGGTGGTGGGTTCGAGCGATTTCCCGATCATGTGCTATCTGAAAGCGCAGGGCGAGCTGCTTATCATCAAGAAGGATAATCGCCAGGAAGGTACGATCTGGCACCACGCGGGCGTTGTGAGCAACGATGTTGCGGCGTTCCCACTCAAGGAGGGCGTGCCGGGTTACGGCGCGGTCGCGCGGTACTCGGCGGCAAACCTCAACGACGATCCGTTATATCTGAGTCCACGCGGCGTGTATGCCCCGACAACGACCTACTACAACAACATGCAGGTCCGGCAGTTATTCTGCCGGTCGAGACGTGTCAATCCGAAGCTCACCAAGGAAAACGGCCTTGCGGATGCGGTGGCCGCCACCTGGCGCGGGTGGTATGTTCTTGTCGTGGACGGACGCGCTTATGTCGCGGACGGCAACCAGGACAAAAGCGACAACGGTTATGAGTGGTACTACTGGACCAATATTCCGGCGCGGGTGCTCCGCGCGGATCAGCAGACCATGTATTTCGGCACCGCAGACGGCAAGGTATGCAAGTTCAATGACGATATGCGGACAGAGGAAAACGAAATTCTCATGCGTGCGTACAACGATGACGGCAAACCGATTCACGCGGAGTGGGCGTCGAAGCTCGACAGCATGGGCAATATTGCAATGCTCAAGACCATGCCAAAGAGAGGCTCGGCGGTACACCTCAAGCGCTATGCACGCTCGAAAGTCGATCTGTATATTCGCACGGAACGCGACAGCGGCAGGCTGTACCGCGAGTTTTACGCGGACAGGCTTTCCTATGAGGATATCAACTTCGAGCGCTTTACGTTTGAGACGAGCGCGAACAGTGTGCGCCAGTTCCGCGTGAAGAAGAAAAAGTGGAAAATGATTCAGTTTATTTTCGTCTCGGATGCGCTCAACGAGGGTTTTGGTATTTATGAGATCCTGGTTAAGTATATCGAGGTGGGAGAGGAGAGAAGTGCGTGAGTATTAGAGATTATAAAATTACCGATGCGCAGATTGCGGAAAAGGGCGTTATTGCGTCCCCGGACACGCTGACCGGCACGGCAGACGAGAACAAACGCGTGTTTGACCGTTTGGTGCGGGAATGCGTGGCTCCGCAGTTCAACGAGATTGTGGAGACGTTTGCGGATATGGAGGAGTCCACGACCGAGTGGAGCGGCGAGGAGGCAAAACGCCAGCTGGCCGAGCAGGGCCGCGCCTCTGCCGAGAGTGCCCGCGTGAGCGCCGAGGACGACCGTGCGCAGGCCGAGAGTGCCCGCGTGAGCGCCGAGACCGCCCGTCAGCACGCCGAAAGCGCCCGCTACACGGCAGAGACCGCCCGCGCCAATGCGGAGAACAAGCGCGACACGGCAGAGAAAAGCCGCGCGGCGGCAGAGAACGGCAGAGGAAACGCTGAATCTGCCCGTGTGACGGCGGAGAGCCAGCGGGCGAACGCGGAGAGCAGCCGCGCACAGAATGAATCTGTGCGTATTTCTGCTGAGACCGGCAGAGCGGATGCCGAGGCAGACCGAGTGAGCGCCGAGGATACGCGCATTGCCAATGAGACCGCGCGGAAAAACGCCGAGACAGACCGCGCCTCTGCGGAGACTGTGCGCGAAAGCGGCGAAGCGGCGCGAAAATCTGCGGAGAAGTCACGCGAGAGCGCGGAACAGCAGAGAGCGAGCAGCGAAAGTACCCGTCAGACCGCAGAACAGAGCCGCGCGGGTGCAGAGACGGCAAGAGCAAATGCCGAAAAGGCACGCGCGGACGCGGAGACCGCAAGAGTATCGGCAGAACAGGCAAGAGCCACGGCAGAAAGCAAGCGAGCTGCTGCGGAAACTGTTCGTCAGAACGCAGAGACTGGCAGAACCGACGCGGAGACAAAGCGTGTGAGCGCCGAAACCGCAAGGGCCACGGCAGAGGGCAAGAGAGCGGATGCGGAGACCGCGAGAGCAACAGCCGAGACAAAGCGCGTGAGTGCCGAAACCGCGAGAGCCAATGCGGAGAGCACCCGTCAGACGAACGAGACCGCCCGTGTGAGTGCGGAAAAGAGCCGCGCCGCTGCGGAAACCGCCCGTCAGACCGCTGAGAAAGCACGCAACGTGTGGGAGGAGTACAGCGCAGGCAAGGCGTATGTACTCGGAAACAAGGTCAGCTTTAACGGCTCGTCTTATGTATGCACGGCCGCAACGACCGGACATGCGCCGACCGATACCGCGTACTGGCTGCTGATCGCCAAGAAGGGTGAGGACGGCAAGGGTGCGGGCGATATGCTGGCAAGCGTTTATGACCCAAAGGGCAAGGCGCAGGATGTGTTCCAGTATGCGGACGCAAAGGCGAGTGCGGCGCAGAGCGCGGCGGCAACGTATACCGACAACAAAATCAAAGCGATTCCTACACCGGATGTCAGCGGGCAGATTGAGACGCACAATACAAGCGAGAACGCACACGCAGACAAGTTTGCAAAGTATCTGCCGCTTGCGGGCGGCAAGATGACGGGTGCAATTACTGGCGGTGATAGTGAGAATTGTGTATACAAAAGCCGCGATATTACAAACGACGCAGGCATACGCAAGACAACCGGACTTTTTGCAAGAAATGGCGACATTTTGTTTAAGGATGAAAGCACAACCGGGGAACAAAGTATTATTGGGCTTAATGAATTTGGCATCCGCATTCAAACAAATGATTCAGATCTCAAAACAAACGGAATCTTGGTAAATTCCTTTGGTGTTGAAATCAACAAAGTAGTCACCCCCACCACCGATACCATGCCGACACCAAAGTCCTACGTTGATAAGCTCAAGACCAAGGCGCACAAGGTATCGCTGACGGTTGCAGGTTGGGATAGCTCGACAAAACAGCAGACCGTATCCGTTGGTGATGTGGTAGCCGATGAAACGGCACAGCTTATCCTTCCGATGCCTGCGGCGGCAAGCATGACGGCGTACAACGATGCGGGTATCCAGTGTACCGCACAGGCGGCGGGCAAGCTGACGTTTACGGCGGATACCGTGCCGACGGCAAGCATTGACGTTTATGTGACGGTTACGCCGGTGGCGTTTTCGTGAGGTGAGAGTATGATTCATAATACTGCGAAGCGGACGGAGAAGTTTGAGGAAACGTGGATTATCAACCAATACCCCGAGGCTGCTTGGAATGATCCATGGGAATATTCCATCAAATTTTCTTCTAACGGTCAGACATTTTCTAAGATAGCGAATATTGTAGAATCATTTGAGCCTCATCTTTATTATGATTCTAATAATGTTGGATGGGGTGACAGACGAGGTGGAAGAATCATCGAATGGAAAACCGAAGAATACCGTACCGTCACATTCCTTGAGCCGCCTACCGGCGACCTGCTCAAATGGTTACAGGCAAACGCTGTGAAACAGTAAGGAGGACAATATGCACAACTTTAGCATGCTAAAATCTGGGGGGGGCAGCTCCTAACGCTGCTTCGTCGCATTGCACAAAAGGCGGTGCGGCATGATACTCAATCGGACTGCCGGAGGGCAGAAGAAGTACAGGATAACAATAGATGTAGACGGTATCACAAATGTCGTTACCGTTGCCGATTCCGCATATCCCGGCGCATTTGTGAAAATGCGAATGGCTGGTTATGCAAGTATCCGCACCGATTCAAGCGGAATAATTGTGCCGTTTACAAGAGGAAATCCCTCTGGCGTTTCCACACGTGCAGCGCCTATCGCGGCAGATTTTTACTTTGTCATGCCTGCGGAGGACGTAACCATCTCTTAACGGAGGTGGCGGCATGATTATGAATACGAGTAAGCCGAAGAAGTCCGGTGGAGAAAACCCTAAATGGGTCAAAGTAAAAGTAAAATTGGAGGTTGATTTGTGACATGATTGAACCTATAACACCGGTTTTTAATGGTTCGGTTCCCTATTCTGGAGAGCTACAAAATGGTTTGTTGCTGATTGGATTAGTCAAAATTGAAAGCAATTGGCATTTTATTGCTTCCTGTTTCCTTAATGGAGCATGGGAAAACTTAAATAGCTCAATTTCAACTCACGTTTCCTTTTCGGGAATTAAATTATCAAACGGCGTGCTATCGTTTAGTGTGGGTTCGGGCTCAGACAATATTTATGTTTCGGTATTTCAGACCGACGATTTCCCGACAGATTAAAAGGAGGCATCTATGCCAGCGGAAGTAATCACGGCGGCGCTGTCGTTGATGGGTACACTCGTGGGAACGCTCGGCGGCATTGCGCTGTCGAGCAATCTGACGAATTACCGCATTGAGCAGCTGGAGAAAAAAGTGGAGAAGCACAACAACCTCATCAGCCGGACGTACGAGTTGGAAAAGGAGTATTCCGTGCTGGATGAGCGGATCAGAGTTGCGAACCACCGCATTGAGGATTTGGAGAAGGAGGAAATACAGCATGAAGGTTAATGTACCTGTTAGATTTAAGAATCCGTGGTTTTGGGTTGGCGTGGTGTCGGTTGCCATTACCGCCATTGGTGTGGATCCGATGACGTTTACCTCGTGGGCTGCGGTGCTGGACGGCATCAAGGCGGTACTGAGTAATCCGGTGCAGCTGTGCACGATGGCGCTTGCTATCCTGTCGGTATTTATTGACCCGACTACGGCAGGCGTGGGAGACAGCAAGACGGCACTCGGCTACGACAGGCCGAACAAGGAGGAGTAAGTATGAATATTCCGTTCTTACAGGCAAATTCGAGCAACTTTTACTCAGGCCGAGGCGGAAACAGCATTAAATACATTGTGATGCATTACACGGCGAACAACGGTGACACTGCAATGAATAATGCACAGTATTTCCATAATAACAGCGTACGGGCGTCGGCGCACTATTTTGTGGACGAGAACAGTGTTGTGCAGAGCGTCCGCGATTCGGACGGTGCGTGGCACTGCGGCGGATCGTTGGAAAGCTCGCACCATCCGCTGCATGGTATCTGTATGAACAGAAATTCTCTGGGCGTGGAAATGTGTAGCGACAAGGTGAACGGTAAGTTTATTATCACTGCACAGACTGTGGATCGTACGGTCGAGCTTGTAAAAATGCTTATGGCAAAGTACAACATTGACGCAGACCACGTTGTACGCCACTACGACGTAACCGGTAAAGACTGCCCGGAACCGTGGGTGCGTGATGAGAGCCAGTGGAAGTCGTTCAAGGCACGACTGACGGCCAAAGAAGCTCCAAAGGAGGAAAAACCTATGACAGATAAAGAGTTTACCGCATATCTCAACCGCTATCTGGCGACCAAGGGCACACAGCAGCCGCACGACTATGCAAAGGACGCCTGGCAGGCAGCGACAGACGCCGGTATTATGGACGGTACCAAGCCGCAGAGTCCGCTGACGCGCGAACAGCTTGCGGTGATTTTACAGCGTTTAGGTCTGCTCGGGAAGGGCGTGAAGTAATGGGATTGGGTGCTTTTATTAAGGCTGCGGCCGGTGCTGCCAAGGCTGCCTCGGCGGCAGCTAAGGCCAGCGGCGGCTCGTCCTCGGGTAGCTCGTCGGGTTCTTCCGGTTCGAGCGGATCGCTGAGTGCGAGCGGCAAGAACGGCTCGTACGCTATCGGCTCGAACAAGGGAAAGGATTTTGTTTCGAGCGCGGCCGCCGGTTCGACCATGACAGGCAGTGATGGCTCGACGTGGAAGAAGAACAGCGACGGCACGACCACCATCAGCAAGGGCGGCCAGACGTTCACCTACGGCGGCGCTTCCGGCACCGGCTCCGGCGGCTCGTCCTCCGGCAAGACTTCGGGCGGCGGCTCGTCCAGTGGCAGTTCGGGCGGCACTTATACGCCTGCGGGTACTTACAATGATGCGCTGATCCGGCAGAATGACGCACAGCAGGCGGCAGAAATTGACGCAATTAAGAAGCGGTATGAAGAAGCAAAAGCCATCGGCGATGTAGCAGGCATGAAGAAGGCCCACGCGGACGCCGAGGCAAAGCGTAAGGAATGGGGCTATTCCGGCGGTGCGGACGGCTCGGACTACATTGCAAGCGGCGGTATCTCCGGTGCGAATCTCGGCACGCTGATGAGCAATCAGTACAATCAGGGCTTTCAGGACTACGAGAAGAAGATGAACGATGCCGCACAGGCACAGCAGAGTGCTTTGCAGGCGAGTGTGGATTCGGCGGTCGCTAATCTGAACGCCCAGAAGTACACCATCGGCAAGAACACCGAGGCGAACAACGCTGCGGCTGAGAAGGCGTACATGACGGCGATCAATCCGAACGGCTCCATGGCTGAAAATCTGGCGGCACAGGGCCTGCTGACGACCGGCAACACCGAATCCAGTCAGATCTCGGCAGGCAACACCTATCAGAACGCGCTGAACAGCAACGCAACGACCGCTACCGAGGCCCTCGCTGAGATTGAGAGAGCGATTACGCAGGCGCGCTTAAACGGCGATATTCAGAAAGCCAACGCGCTGGCGGATCTCTACAAGGAGGTTGCGGGC